GAACTTTCTTTTTATAATGGAACAACAGATACTGAGGTCTTTCATATAAACATCCAGTCAATGAGCAAATGGCTTTACACTATGAAACAATTAATTTGGGATGGTCAAGGTAAAATGGCGGAAGGATCTTATCACGCTATAAATAAAGAAGTGAGAGGAATTATTGATGAACAAAGAAAACTATTAAAATGAAAAACTTATTGATTATTTTTATTGTATTAGTTTTGTCAAGTTGTGCAGTACAAAAGAAAGTTGATGATACAGAACATTTATGGATAGGTGGTAACGGAATAGAATTTTATGAATAAACCCTTTAAAACAAATAAGATGAAAACAAAAGAAAAAGTAAAATTTTGGCTAAAGATGTACCCTGACTTAAGAGATAATGATAACAGGTTGTGTTCTAATATATGGGCGGAAGAACTTACCCATATTGAAGGAATAACTCAAGCAACACCAATCGTTGAATTTTTAAAATTGTATGCTAGCAATAAATTCACATCAGCACCAAGCATCAAAAGAGCAAGAGCAAAACTTCAGGAAGAAGAACCTAAATATAGAGGGGAAAAATACTACTTAAGAAAAGGAACTTATCAGGATAAATGGCGTAAAGACTTGGGATATGAAAACAATAAGTAAACTCAAGAAAGAACTAGACAAATGGTTTAGTCTTTTTATAAGACTTAGAGAAGCGACTGATGAAGGACTTGTTCAATGTTTCACGTGCCACAAGGTTAGTCATTATAAGTCAGGGATGCAAAACGGACACTTTCAATCCCGTAGACATCTTGCCACAAGATTTGATGAAATTAATTGCCAAGTGCAATGCGTAGGGTGCAATATGTTTAAGGCAGGCGAACAATTTAAATTTCATATAAACTTAAATGCAAAGTATGGTGAAGATACATCAATTAATTTACAACACAAAGCTATGCAAAGCGTTAAAATAACTAGAGCCGAATACGAAGATTTATTGGCTTATTACAAATTGACTGTTGAAAACTTAAAAAAAGAAAAAGGGATTGAATAAAAGTTTTCTTAAATTTGGAAAATGATAAAACCAATTTATGCAAGTGAAGAACACAGAACTATTATAGAAACGTATATGCTTATGTGTCAAGAGTTTGCAAAAGAAGTCAGCTCAAAACCCAGATACAATAACTACCTTGACGTACTAGATACCATACTTGAATATCACAATAACTATGGATCAGGGAAAAACGAGAACAACTTTTACGATTGGCTTATGATAATTCCAATTAACACATCAGTTATGACAAATGGGTTTTTTGCAGGAATAGAGACTAATACAAACAGAGCAGTAGTAAGGGCTTATAAAACAGTATTGAATGAATTAATCTCCGAAGTAGTAGATAAGATTGACAACCTAAAGGAAACAAGTGAATAAAATCTACATAGAAATATCAAAGCTAAGTGATAAATTTAGGACGTTGTGCAAAGGACTCACAAACGATAAAGTGCAAATAAATGACGCAGTTCAAGAACTGATGCTTTACTTTTTACAGATGAATCCAGAACAACTCAAAAAAATATATGACAAAGACGGACTAGACGGAATCACAAGATATGGCTGGGTAGTTTTACGAAGAGCTTTAAAAAGCCCAAGAAGTCCTTTCTATTATCAGTACAAGAAATACTACACACATATAGATTCTTTTACCAGCAACGCAACTTATGATGTAATTGAAACAGGTGAAGTCGTGCCGATTAAACACCTTTATAATATAGCCGAACCACCTGTTATTAAAAATTTGGAGTTTGAAAAGCTAGATAAGATTGACTTAGTTTTAAATGATTTGTATTGGTATGACCGCAAGGTTTTTGAACTTTATTACTACGAGTCCAATACACTCGATTCCTTAGCCCGAAAAACAGGGATAAGTCGTAACAGTCTTTTCACAACAATAGATAAGGTCAGAACAATACTTAAAAAAGAATTAGCAGATGAATAAATTTTTTGTTGCTGATGAAATATATAAAGACAGAATGGCTATCTGCAAGGAATGTGTCTACTATTCTAGTCTTTTAGGACAATGCAAACGCTGCCTATGTTTTATGAAAATCAAGGCGAGGATAGCACCAATGGAATGTCCTCAGAAGTATTGGGGTAAAAGTCTTGTAATGGAAGCTCCTGATGACTTGCCACAAGAAATGATTGATGAAATACTAGATGTATGGAAAGACTTAAAAACAGGGAGGGCTAAAAACGTAGCAGCTAAAAAGAAAATGATAGAACTGTACAATACGATATACAACTCAAACTATGGAACAGGAACGAATTGTGGATCTTGTATATCAACTTGCTTTGATGGAATAAAAAAACTATATAATAAATACTCTGAATAATTATGAAGATACTAAATTTATATGCAGGAATAGGTGGTAACCGAAAGCTTTGGGGAAACGAACACGACATTACAGCAGTTGAATATAATGAAAAGATAGCTAATAAGTACAGAGCTTTATACCCTAATGATACAGTTGTAGTTGCTGATGCTCACGAATTTATTTTAGACCATCATAAAGAATTTGACTTTATTTGGAGTAGTCCTCCTTGTCAATCTCATAGCACTACAAATTATTTTACTCAGCATATAAGAAAAAGACCTGTTTATCCTTTAATGAGTTTGTATCAAGAGATAATATTTTTACAGAATTTTTACAAAGGCAAGTATTGTATAGAGAATGTAGTTAGCTATTATGAACCTCTTATAAAACCTTTAAAGATTGGAAGGCATTATTTATGGTCTAACTTTAATATAACTAATATAGAACAGCCTAAAGATGATATTGGAACTATGATAAAAGGACACCCAAACAGAGCAAATAAAAAACCATTAGAAGAAAGAAATGCAGTTAATTCTGATTTAGGATTACATATATTAAACTCAGCATTAGGAATTATAAAAGAAAATGAAGTTGAACAAAATAAATTATTTTAAAATGACTAAAGTAAAACTATACAACCCTGATACGCAGGGAACTTTTAGAATGATGTTTGGGTTTGCACAACCACTTAGGTATGTTAAAGACAATAGAACTAAATTAAAAAAAAGAAACTATGACAGAACAAAGAAACTATAAAACGATTAAATGGGTTTTAAAGCAACAGATTGAAAAAGCTACTAAAACTCTTTGGACTTGGAAGCAAGGTAAGAATGAACACTTCACTTGTATATATAAAAACTACAATGATGACTTGCCTATATATACACCTACTCAATTATTAAAAGAAATACAAGATGCCAATACCAACTAACCACTATGAAACTATGAAAGAAGAAATACCTGAATACTATAAAGGGAAGAACGGATATATGGCAAAAGATGTTGTATCTAATTTTGACCTAAGCTACAATGTCGGAACGGCAGTAACCTATCTTTTGCGTTCAAAGAACAAGCACGAGGATGGAGGACTTGAAGATATTAGAAAGGCTATACATCATTTACACTTTGAACTAGATGTGCTAACTTCTAAGACTAGGACAGGAGCGTTATCACCAACAGGAGTAAGGAAATAATTATGGAAACATTACAATTAGTCAGCTGGAAAGAGGTTGTTAAAAAATATGGCTACTCGAAAAATGGACAAAAAGGAACTCGTTTCGGAATACAACTTACTTTAAAGGGAATGATGGACACTCAATTTATATGGAGTGAAACAAACTTAGAAAGAAAGAAAATATGTAAGATAATAATGAGGATAGCAAAAGAAGAAGGTAGAGATTTACAATTAATAGATTAATATGACAAAATATAAATGTAAGTGTGGAAAGACTAAAGAATTATCAGTAGCTACAATAGTTCACGTAGACGGAGAATGGGAAACTAAAGAAGCTCTGTGTAAGTGTGGCAAGTATATGGACTCAGAACCACTTGAAGGAATACCAAGTCTTAAACGTACAGAAGAATCACTAAGCAAAAAAGGTGATAAACTTTGGGATGGAGCTAAAGAACAGCTGCTTGGTGATAGGGGGATAAATGAAGATTATTAATGAAGTTTGTAATAAAGGAAGATAAAGATAAGCAAAACCTAATAAACTATTTAAAGGAATTAGAGAACGATTACATAGTAGAAGTAAAGAAGCAAAGAAACAATAGGTCTAATATGCAAAACAGTTATTATTGGAAATGTATCGTACAAGGACTTGCAGAAGAGCTAGGATATTTTCCTGACGAAATGCACGATATACTCAAAGTAAAGTTTTCAAGTGAGTGGCAAAGCATAGAGATAAACGATAAGACAATAGGACTGCAAGTAGTTAAAAGCACAGCGACAATAGACACCAAAGCATTTGAGATATATGCAGACCAAATAAGGATATGGGCAATGACTGAGCTAGGTATAAGATTAATGATGCCAAATGAATACAGCTAATTTCTATTATATAATATAGGATTGAATAATCAATCTTTTTCAATTATGGATAAACGAACAAACAACGGAGGGGCAAGACAGGGGGCAGGGCGTAAAGGCAAAGCTGAAGAACAGAAGCTAATAGAGAATTTAACACCTATGAATAGTATGGCTTTAGAGTCATTACAAAAGGGATTAGAAAAAAAAGAACAATGGGCAGTTAAGTTATTCTTTGAATACTTCTATGGCAAACCACAGCAAAGAGTGGACGTAACAACTAATAGCGAAAGTCTTAATATGCCTGTAATAAACTTTGTCAAAACTGAATCTTAACGAAAAATACAATGCCTTATTTGAATCTGACTGTCGTTACTTTATTATAACAGGCGGTAGGGGTTCAGGCAAGTCTTTTGCTGTCACAGTCTTTTTAACTATACTGACTATGACTCAAGGTATAAGAATATTGTTCACACGATACACTATGGCTTCAGCTCACCTGTCAATTATTCCTGAGTTCTTGGAAAAGATAGGGCTGTTGGGTTTTGAGAACATCTTTAGTATAAACAAAGCTGAAGTAGTAAACTTAGGCAATCAATCGGACATCCTATTCAGGGGGATCAAGACTTCATCAGGAAACCAAACTGCAAGCCTTAAGTCATTACAAGGGATTTCAACCTGGGTACTAGACGAGGCAGAAGAACTAATAGACGAGGACATCTTTGATACAATAGATTTGAGCGTAAGGGAAAAGGATGTGCAGAATAGAATTGTCCTTATCTTGAATCCTGTAACTAAAGAACATTGGCTGTATAAAAGGTTCTTTGAGGACAAAGGAGTTGAGGGTGGTTTTAATGGCGTTAAAGACAATGTATGTTATATCCATAGCACATACTTAGATAATATAGTTAATCTCTCTGAGAGCTTCCTGGAGCGTATTAAGAGCATAAAACATAATAACTTCAAGAAGTACACACATAAGATTATGGG